ACTACCTCAAACTCTTTTGCCGACCAGCCATAACGATCAATCGTCAACGCAATAATATCGCCACACTCTACCTCAAAGGCTTCTAGGCCAAAGTCAGCCGTGAATGTCATCTGCTCCCGTGCGCGGAATAGCGTCATCTTTGCCAAACGCTGCGCCATCGCTGATGACGTTGTGAACGGCAGCGCAAGATCAATCGCGCTTTCAATGTCGTTATCGTCACTAATGAACGTAGATGACCGTATTTCAGGGTAGTCAGCGCGGATATAGCTTTGTCCTGCGTCCGTAAATGTACCGCGTACAATGTTGAAGTTATCACGGCGGCTATGCTTCGTGTCTAACGTGATAGGCCCACGCAGATCGTCTAGTGTGAATGTTTTAACTGATGATGTATATTCGCCAACCTTTAGATGCCATTCACCTTGACCCCAGAACAAAGTGCCAGCGCAAGCCGTCATCATATCGCCAAGAATGTCAGATGGGGTTTGGTCTAGGCTTATAACTCCATTGATTTCATAGCGGTTTTCAGTTGATGCATCAGCTAATGTGACACTTTCATCACATGTGTTAGCCGCAGCTTGAAATGATGTGTCGTTAGTATCGCCATCATTATCTAGGCCGTAAGTGGAAACAAGGTAGTCGCGTATGCACAACGCAGCGTTTGCCGAATATCCAGTTGTGGATGTGCGCGGATCATATACCTTTTTGCCCTGCACTTTAGCCGTGAATAGCGGGATACCTTCAGCGAATACGTTCTGGTCATACTCCATGCGCACATAAAGATACGCGATGCCTTCGCCTTTGAAGTCGGATGTAACGGATGTTTCGCTAACTAAATCACTGTCTGCCGTCTGATTGTCTGCGCCTGTGTGCTTCTTAATGCGGATTTTGGAAGTAGATGTTCCGCTGTCGTAGCCCCATTTATTGTCAGTTACATAGGCTTCTGTTTCCTCATCGTACCTTTGATCTGTGACATAACCACTGCCATTAACTTCATATTTGTTTTCGTTAATGTATATGTCGCCAATGCTGTTCACTTCATGGCCAGCAAGCACAATGATCTGATGCAAGTATTGGTTGGTTGCGCCAGTGCTTTCAATAAAGGTTACTGTGCCGCCCTTGCGCACTTCACCATACACAATCTGATGTGGGGCGGTTGCTTCACGGCTGTTTACCAGTAAGCCGCGCGAACCAGCACCGAAATCAGGCTTCGGCGCAAGTGCGCGTAATGCCCACGATGTGACGGCTGTAACAGCAATGTAGCCGACAACATATGCTGTTGCTAAAGTAGCCTGAACACCTAATGCGCCAAGGATAATGTTGCCCACAACCTGTGGCATACGCGGCACACGATCCCAATCGTTCCAATGCTTAACCGTGATGTCGCCTAGCCTGTATTTCATGCCTTAACCCATGCATTCGTGATGAAGTCTATCTGCGTAGAAACTACACCCTTTTCACCCAAGAAGATAGCCTTTGTCCCTATTGCTATCCCCATCGCTTCGCCTATCACCCATCTGCGCACTTTGTCAGTCGTAACTAGCGCACCCTTCGGTGGAATATAGTCAACGCGCTTCATTTTGCGGTCAATCGCTTCCTCTAGTGTGTTGGCCTTAAATACCTTGCGCAATTCATCCCGCTTCAAGTACAGGCCGTTCTTAGTGTATTTGCCCAGCCAATCATCTGCCCAACCTTCGCCATACATAGCGCGGAATGCATTGTTGGTGAATGTAAAGCAATCGTTTACATGCCATTGAAACGGTACATCACGCATTTCGCGGATGTATTCATTAAGTGCGTCTAAATCAGGCTTCGCCATCTTTCACTTCACGCCCCCAGACAATCTGTTTGTCTTGCAATTGCGTAGTCCAATCAAAGAATGTGTCACTACCCGTCAAGCCCTTTGCAGTTCTGACCGCTGCATGGCTTTCCCGCGTATATCTCCGCACGTTGGCGCGTTCCAAGGCAATTAGGCGGCTTTCCACAGTCAAGCTAATCGTTGACGTTTCGCCAGCGTCTTGGATCGTCATTTTATCCATGTAGCCACTGAAAATTTCTACCGTGTTGCTACCCACGCCCCAATAGATCGTCACAAGTCGGCCTTGGTATTCTTCGGTTAACGCATAAGACACGATTGTGCTATCCAAACCGTTCAGCGTTAGTGTAGTGCCACGCGCAGATAGGTCTGACACTTCTTCTAAGCCGTCTATAGTAAGCAAATTGCCTGTGCCTGTGTATGTTTGGCTACTTATCGTTTTGTCGCCGTAGCCCGTCCACAGACGCATGTTGCCACTGTCAAACGCCAGATCAACTGCGTAGAAAACTTCAATTTCATCGCCATCAAGCGCGGTAAGTAATGCCGCTGGAACTGTTCTACTCATATCGCTTCAAACGCTCCGAATGTTAGACCGTAAATGCTGGCCTCATTGATTGACCAGCTTTGCTGATTGCTTGCTAGTCTAAATGTACCTGATGCACTGGTCAAATCCGCTGTAGCTGATGACGCTGCATCGCGTAGCGCAGGCCATATCTCAAGTGTGCCGCTGCCGCTTTGATCTTCCAGAACCTTGTACAAGCGTGTGCTAGTTCCAGTGCCAAGTGAAAAGTAATCGCCAGCTTTTAGTGTGCCTGTCATCGCCACAGTTACGCTGCGATCCCCAGCTGAGCCTGTAATAGTTGCAGAAGTCGCTGTGCCGCGCGCAGAGCATCCCAATGGGTCATTTAGCAAGAATGTACCGAACTGACCGCGTAGGCTGATTAGGAAGGCGATCCACTGCTCTGCGTCTGATCTGCGCATTGGCTTCAAGGTGATGTCAGCTTGCCACGCCTCACCTGCATAAGCGTGTGCTTGGCCCTTTAGCGTAAAAGGTGACTGACTGTAGGCGACTGTATTTACCGCCCTCAGTTCAATCTGCCTAATAGCGTCCGTCTGCGGCAGGGATAAAGGATAAGTGATAGCCATTATGCAAACGCCCTTCCATATGAACCGCCACGCCGTTTCGCATCTGCGACTGCCGTTTTCGCGCTTTCCGCAATCTGTGGCATCAGTGACTTGATTTCAGTGCGCACGGTTTGTTGTACGCCTGTTGATACGTTGATGGTTTGGTTTACGACTACCTGACCGCCGCCTGACATTGCAGCCTTAGTTTGTGGCACACTCAAGATGCGACCAGCCGTCTGTGGCACAAACAACTCACGCCCATGCTCACCTACCGTGTAAGCCTGACCAGCCTGCACTGGGCCACCTGATGCACGACCACCACCGCCGCCACCTGTGGGCGCAGGGGATACGCCAAAGAAGCCCATCGCAGCGTTGACCATGCGTTGGACGACAAGAACACGGAATAACTCTTTAATCACCGCGCGCGCTGTGCTTTTCAGCGTGTCCTCGAAACTTTCAGCACCATCTAGGGCTGACATAAATACGTCCTCAAAAGACTGTTCTAATGTGCCTGCGATGCTATCTAGGTCATCCATCGCTGACCCCATGATAATCAATTCTTGCGTAGCCTTCTGGATTTCTGTCGCGCCTGGAATTCCTAGTGGGTCTCTGTCTGGCGGTGGCGTTCCTGTGGTTTGCCCTGTATCAACCTCGACCCTCAAGGTTGAACCGCTATCTGAAGCATTGATTGCCTTCTTAGCTTCCTCAAGGGCATATGCTGTAGTTTCAATTTGACGAGATAACTCTTGTATCTCCTCTTGCTTTTTCCCAATGGCCCTAAGATTTCGCTTATCCCAGTCATTCATATCCGCTAAATCATCAGGCAGACCATCAAAGAGGCGCTCAACCTCTCTCTGTAAAGCACCTCTTTCTGCTCGAAGGCTACCAAGTTGATCGGTCAATTCGTTGACAGTCTCCATATCAACGATACTCTCAGGCTCCCCTTGACCTGTCAGATTATTGTAAGCATCTGCCATAGTGTTAAAAACAGAAGCGCCAGCCGCAGCCAACCCAATCATTTTTTCCAAAGCAGGCGCACCGTATTGCTCAACCCAATTTGCTAATATCCCAAGCTCCTCTGTCACGTTAAACAAAGCGGTGGCAAGTGCTGTGTCTAGTTGGTCAGATAGTTCTTGCGATCTATTACGCAACTCTGTCATTCGCGTAATTGTTTCCTGATCCATAATCCGACCAGCTTGCTCTGCCTGCTCACCCAAGACGCGCAAGCCTTCTGAGTTGTCTTTCAATAATGGCAAGAGCGCAGTTGCATCAGAGGCCATAGCCTCAAGATAAAACGTAAAGTCTTGCTGTGACGCACCAGCATCTTCCAGCGTCTTAACGAATAAGCCCAACGCCTCTGGGCCACTTAGACCCCTGAAGTTTTCCGCAGTGACACCAACTAAGGGCGCAACATTCTCGAAAAAGTCCTTCATTGGCCCGCCACCAGTGGCAAGGAAGTCACCCACCCTGTCGGTCATATCCTTCAGGATGTCTGATGCTTTGTCTTGCTCAATGCCAACAGTGCGCGCAGCCGCAGCAAATTTCTGAAACTCTGTAGTGGATGCATTTGCCACTTGGCTAAGTTGTCCGATTTGAACAGCCATATCTGCCGCTTGTGAAATTCTCTGCACCGTGAATACGCCAGCAATTAAAGGCGCAAGTTTCCTCGCCGCGCTGCCCAGAGCGTCAAAGGCACGACCAGTTTTTCCAAGGCTCTTCTGTGACTGCTTAGCAAAACGCTCGACCCTACGTTGTGATCGCTCCATTGCCTGCGTGAACTCTTTGTCACGCGCTGCGAGGATGATGTTAAGCTGCTCTGCGTTGATTGCCATCTACTCGCTCCACAAGTTGTTCGTACTGTTCCTTGGTCATAGCCTCTGACCCAGCTTTCTTAGGCGAGTGTGCATCAGACCAACCTTGGAACACAAGCCATGTATCTTTCGGGATCATATCACGGATTTCTTCAGGTTTTAACCCTGCAACGATCCCGTTCTTGATCATGCCCCGGACACCAAGCCTTCTTGGGGTGTGTCCGTCATCTTTTTTTTTACTTCCAGCTGCTCACCTACGTCAGGCATAAACGCAATACCAACTACGGCCTGCGCGATTTGATAAAAGCGCAGCAATTCCTCTGGGGTAGATTTTGCGATCACTTCGTCAGCTTCGTGGTCTTTCATGCCACCGCCAACTAACCCAAGGGCCAGAATGTCTTTGACTTCTCTGCTCGTCGGTTTCTTACCGCGCTCAAAGAAGCCCTCCCATAATTCAAAGATGCCACGATGTTTATCTTCAAAGCGTTCAATCTCACGATTGCGTAGCCTGAAAACATAAGAGGTGTCGCCGATGTACTCAGCAACACCCCCACGCGGCGCTTCAGCCGTAATAGTCATATTATGCCGCCGTGAATGTTACTGTGCCTGTGCTTTCCAATGACAGGGAGTAAGTCACGCCGCCCTCTGTTTCGCCACCAAATTCAACAGATGCAATGCGGAATGCACCAGCATATGTGCCGAAATCAGGAACGACGATCTGGAAATTGCATGAGTTATCGTTTTGCATTGCGACAGTATTCATGCGCGCCTCTGCTGTGCTGTCCTCAAAGAAGCCATCCCCTGAGACAGATACGTTTTTTAGGCCAGCAAGTGTTTCAGTCCAAAGCGCACCTTCTGGTGTTGTGCAGTCTGGTGTTGTTACATCAATGCTAGAATTGTTGATTGTCAGAGACTTTGAGTTCAAACCGCAAAGGTTTGCAAATGTTTCTGATGCTTCGCCGTCACCGATCTTCACCAGCAGGGCGCGTCCAAGTTGTTTAGCCATGATCGGCCTCCTTTGTTGTGCGCTTGCCCAGAGCGCGGAGTTTAGGCGGTATCAAGCATCGCTTGAAGTGAAATGACAGCCGTATAACCGCGCCCATCATTATCTCTTGTCGCATAAAATGCCTCAAATATCAATTCCACTAGGGTATACCCTGTCACTGTGACGGATGCCTCTTGGCGATGCAATGCTGCCTTTACCGCCTCTGCAATCTGCGCTGCCTCAACACGACCCGATGGGCTGCGCGAGTGCGCTTCTAGTGAAATATCTACCAAAGCACCTTGTGCTGTGTCTGTGTCAAAAGCGTTAGCCTGTATCGTATTAAAGCGCAAATATGGGAACACAACGTCTTGCGGTGGCTCATCATAAATACGCGACGATACCAATGTAGCCACACCGCTATTTGCCGCGAGTGCTGCGCGAATGCCCTTCTGTAATGCGAGTGTGTATCCGTCCGCCATTACTTCATCACCTGCTTTAGAGCCTTATCAAGGTTACGCTTTACCGATCTTGTGTGCCGTTTACCTATCAACAGCTTCACAGTCTCAATAAAATGATAACCACTTGTCTGCCCAGTTGAAGCGACAGTGCCACGCAATCTTGTTCCAGTACCTACGCGACCTGTTTGGCGACCATAGTTCACTGCGCCAACCTTCAACGCTCTTTCTTTA